TATCAGTTCTCAAATGTATTCTAAAGCATATCAAGATGCTGTTGAATCTCAACAAAGAGCAATTAGTTTAGCACCATCTGTTATGCAAATGGGGTTAGCTCCTGCTCAGACATTAGGTCAAGTAGGAATGGCAGAACAAGCAAGACAACAACAAGCTATAGATGAAGCACGTGCTAGATTTGAGTTTGGGCAACAAGCACCTTTACAAGCACTAAGAGATTACTCTGGTATAACTCTTGGAACTATATTACCTGGAACAACAACATCATCTCAGCAAGGTGGAGACCCATCATTTATGCAACGAGCAGTAGGTGGTAGTTTATTAGGTTTGGGAACTTATGGAGGTCTTTCATCAGCAGGATTAATTCAATCGACAGCAAACCCTGCTGCATTATTAACACCTGGAGCTGGACAAGCAATAGCAGCAACATTAGCAGTAGCTAGTTTATTTGATTAGGAGATAACATGGCAAATTATAATATATTTGATTGGGGTCTTTTTAAAACTGATGAAGAAAAAGAAAAAGAAAGACTGCAACAATATGAAAACAATATTGCTATGGGTTTACTTGAAATGCAAAGTAAACAAGATATGATAGCTAATCAAAGAGCAGTAGATGCATTAAAAAACAGAGCAACAATTACTGAAGATGGAGAAACTATATCTTTATTTGATGAACAGTTTATTCCAAAAGAAAATCCTTATGCTCCTAATTTTACTGATACTGTTTATAAAGGAGCTATGGATAGATATTATACGACTCCAACAGTTGGTATGATTGGACAAGACGGCATAAAAGTTTCTTCTATGAGTGACGAAGAAAAATTAAAAGCATATACAGATACACAATACATTGCTGACTCAGAAGATAGGATGTCTAGTATTATTCCAGGTCAAGAAAGAGGAACAAGGATAAACCCTGATTTAATTCCTAAAACTGCTAAAGAAGAATACTTAGAATCTATTGCGCAACCTTTTAGTTTGAATCAACTATCAAACCAAAAACAAGCAGAAGAAAATTTATTAGCATTTGAAAGAAGAACAGACCCAACAAAAGGTAATGTACTATCTCAAATATATAATTTAGAAAAAGGTGGACAAGGAGGTTTTGCATCAGATGAAGTAGCTAAACAAGTTGCAAGTCAAGGTATATCTCCTACAACTTTGATTACATTAATGAGCGCATTAGGTGGAATGTCAGACAGACCATCTGCTCCAACAATAACATCACAACCTACATCTACACCTGGATTAATGTTCAGCGATGAAGATTTATATAAAAAATATAGAGGACTATTATATGGCAATAGATAAAGAAGACGATATAGCTAAATTAGCAGAATCATTAGGTTCAGTTATTGCGCCAACATCTGCAATGGATGACCCACAATCTATGTTAAAAGCAATACAAAATGCTGCACTGATTAGAGCAGGGATAGGTATGCTTGGTCAAAGAAGAATGGGTGAATCAGGTTATGATGTAGCAGGTAGAGTAATAGGTGATGTTGCTAAATCATCAGCAGAACAATTACAAACGTATGCTAAGTTAGCTTCTACAAAACAAAAAACTGCTGCTACAAAAACAAAAGATTTAACAACTGAATTTGCAAAAGCACAAACTGCATATAATAAATACTTTTATGTTCCTGATAAATACACTGGAGCATTAAAACAACTTAGACAAGACTTTCAAGAGTTAGATATAACTCCACCTAGCCAAGAGTTTTTTAAAAATAATTTATTTACACAAGATTATATATTGGGGCAAGAGGGACAGATGGATAATTATCTTGAGTTTCATAAAGCACAAGCATTAAAAGCAAAAAGCAGAGGAGAAAAAGAACCTCCTGAGTGGGAAGAAACATTTAACACTTATAATATTATAAGAAACATGGGAATGTAAATGCCTATAACTGAAGAAGATAAAGAACTTTATAATCAAATAAACGGAACTGTTACTCCAGGTCCTGCTGTTGTAGACCCTACAGATATTCAAATGTTTGACAGAATAAATGCAGGAGATAAATACGAAGCTATTGTTAATGACCAAATAGGTGTTGATTCTAACACCGTAGAGGGTATTGATAATGAAGCAGAAGCTATGGCATTTGCAGGCACTATGGGAATGTTAGACACCTATAGAGGTGTTAAACAATACTTTGGGGTTGATGAACAGCAAATGAGGATAGACCAAAAGAAACTTAATGCTATCTTCCGTAATAAAGATTATGGTGGCAAAGCATTTGCTACTTATATGGGTGGTATTATAGCTGACCCTGTAGGATGGGTAATACCTTTAGCTAAAGCTAAGTCAGTAACACAAATGGTTAAACAAGGAGTAGCATTTGGTACAGGTTTAGGAGCTGCATCTTATGTAGATGAAGATAGTGGATTTAGTAGATTAGAACAAGCAGGTCTAGGTGCTATTGGTGGTGGTGCAATTAGTGGAACACTAGGATTAGCTGCTAAAAGATGGGCAGGATTTGACCCTGCTGCTATAACAAAACAAGAAGCGCTAGAAAAATTACCAAGTAAAGATTTAAGAATAGAACAAAACAGAACTAAATCTATAAGAAGACAAGAAGCTGAAGTTTCAAGACTAACAAGCATGGATGAAAAACTTACAGCAATAGAGTCTTATAAAAAGAATGTAGCAAAACCAACATGGGATAGATGGGTACAAAATCCATTACGTCCTATTGGTTCAGTTGCAGGTGGATTTGCAACCTACAATGTATTAGACGCATATACTGAAATAGAAACAGCACAAGATTTCTTACGAAACACTGCATTAACTATTGCAGGATTTTATGCAGGGGCTAAAGCAGGAAATAAACTAAATAGAAATGCTTTCTTTAATGAAAAGATGCACAATCTATTTCCTGAAAATAGAATGAATCCTGAAATACTAAAACTAGCTGATGAACTAGATGGTAGGACAGGTGTTTATTACAAAAGAATAAGTGAGATAAACTCTGAAATACTAAAGTTAGATGAGGATTCACAAAAGGTTGCATACAATCTTATGGGTGGAGACTTAGGTCGAGACGAACTAATAGCTATGAGTAGGGGTGAAGTTGTCACAAGACAAACAAGAGTTGTTGGTGACATAAATCCTGCTACAAATAAAAAGTGGACAAAAAAAGAAATAGCACAACTATCTCCTCAAGACCAAATAGCTTTAAAAAATAAAGAAATGAAAAATGAAAGAGTAGAAGATTATTTAGATATAGGTTTACCTAAAGACGTTAATAAGATTATAAAACTTAATGATGAACAAACTCAACTAATGAAAAATATTGGTGAGGACATGAGGTTAGCAGGTATTATTGATGATGACGTATTTAAAACAAACATAGAAAGCTACATCAAAAGAAATTACGATAAGATATTAAGTACCAAAGGACCTAAAGCAGCAAATAAACTAGTAAATAATTTAAACAAAATAAGAGGAGACTCTATCTTTAGTCGTGGACAAAAGTATGTATCAGGTAGAAAAGAAACATTTACAGCTAAAGAATTAGAAAAGATAGTACCTGAGTTAAGAGCAGAAAGAAAATTTGATTATAGAATAAATAAAACTTTTGGCAAAGTAAAAGATAAAGATGGTAATCTAATAAATAGAGTATCAGATGAAGCAGACCCACAATATAATAAAGCATTAACTCCTGAACAACAAGCATCTAACTATGGAGTTGTTATAAGAAAGTCAAAAGAAAAACCTGATGAATATGAAATTATAACTCAGCTTACAAAAAAAGAAAGACAAGACCTTGGTGAGATAGAAAGTGTTGCATTGTCTCTTGCTAAAACTGCACAAGAATTAAGAAGTACAGTTGGTATAGGAAAATATTATGCACAACTACACGACACTGGATTAGAAAAAGGTTTTGTATTAGACAGTGGTAATTATATTAATAGAATATTAAACACTAATGGATTAAGAGTTACCAATAGAGTAGGTGCTAATAATAAACCTATTATATCTAATGCAGAAACAAGTAGAATTGAAAAAGAAATGAACTTGTTAAGAACAACTGATGAGACAATACCTGGAAGATATAGAACTGGAGTAGATGAATCAGGTCAACCATTACCACCAGTACCTTATGTAAACTTAGGTAAATATAATAGATTACAAAAACAATTAAAACTAGAGCAAGACAAAGCATATAAACAATACAACGAAATAACAAAAGATTTAGCTAGAAAATACAAATCAGCTACTGTAGATAACCCATTACCTATAGAACGAGTAGGGAAAGACGGGCATACAGTTAAAGAAGAATATGTTTATGTACCTAAGATGGAAGAAGCTGACCCTACAGGTGTAGGTGGGAAAGCTGTTATACAAATAGGTGGTACTAAGATTCCTTTGTATGGAAAATTAAATGGTAATTTAATTAGAAAAGATGAATACAAAGATATGATGCTCTTAAAATCTTTAAGAGACAATGATGGCTCTCAACCATTTGGTGAAGCATATTTTAAATTAAATAGTTTTTGGAAAAAAACAAAAACAGTTTATAACCCTGCCGTTCATTTAAACAACTACATATCTAACTATACTTTATACTATGGAGCAGGTGGAAAGTGGAAAGAACTTAGTAAAGTTCATGCAGATGGAACTGCAAAAATGATACTAGGTTTTGAAAGAGGAACTGTCAAATGGAAAGACTTACCTCAAGACTTAAAAGATATGTATGAGTTAGGTATATTTGGTAGAGATATGGTTTCTGCTGAACTTAAAAGTGTAACTGATATTGAACAGTTATCTAAAGCATTAACAATTAAATCCTCAGAAAGAACAGGAAACTTTCTTGATGATGCTATGACTACAGTAACTAACCAATTAGAAAAATCTAATATATTTTCAGGATTAAAAAAAGCAGGAACAAAAATAGATGAAAGACTGTCAGGTTGGTATCAGCTAGAAGATAGATTGTTTAGGGTAGCATTATACAGAAGTAGATTAAATCAACTTAACCCTGCAACTAACACTAAATATAGCAAAGGAGATGCAGGTAGAGATGCTATCAAATGGTTTGTAGATTATAATATTAAATCAAAACATGTAAACAATTTAAGAAATACTTTTGTACCTTTCTTGTCTTACTCATACAGGATACCTGCATTGTTAGCTGAGATAGGAACTAAGAATCCAGAAAAGGTAGCTGTTATTGCTGCGCTAGGATATGCAGCTAATGATATGGGTAGGTCATTAACAGGTGGTACTAAAGAAGAACAAGCTCAAGAAAGAAAATTCATGCAAGAGTTTAACAAAACTAATATGTTTAGTTTAGGAGCTATGCCTGAAGCTAACATAAGAATAGCAGGTGGAGAAAAACCTAAATATTTTAACTTTAGCAGAATGTTACCTGGAGGAGATGTGCTTGAAATAGGTGGGCAAACTCCAGGAGAAATACCATTTGCTCCAAGAATGTTACAACCTGGTGGTCCTGGATTAAATACTGCATTAAATGTTTTTGGTATTGACCCGTTTACTATGGGCAAAAGAGATGTTGAAGAAATAGGTATGAATGCAGGAGAAGTTGCAGCAAATAGAGCAGCTAATATTGCAAAAGATTTTATACCTAACTTGCCTTTTGTTCCTACTAGTTTTTCTTATAAGAAAATTATATCTGCATATGAAAAAGAATATGGAGACCAAGAAAAATATAATACATTAAATGACCCACTTACAACATTAGAAGCAGTAGCAAACTCTGTTGGATTAAAAATAAATACAGCAGATGTTAGCAGGTTAAGAAGATTTAAGTCATCAGAAGCTAATGCAATACAGTCTAAGTTTAAACAAAAAGTAAAACAACTTAACAACGAAAGAATGAAAGGGTTGATAACTTTAGAAGAATACAGAGAAAAAGTAGAAGATATAAAACTTCAATTAAAAGAAACTATTGATGAGTCGAGAGCAGAAGAATGATACCGTTTGAAATAATTACCATGTTAGGTTCATCATTGCTTACTGGTGTACTATCTATATGGTCACAAAAATCTAAGGATAACGCAGACCAACAACGATATCTCATGCAAAGAGCAGAGATAGAAAGAGCATCGGTTGATGACGCAAGAAAAGATAACAACCAATATCAATCTACAACAAGAAGATGGATGGCATTGTTATCAGTTATATTTATTATATGTCTACCTAAGATAGCAGTATTCTTAGACCCATCAGTACAAGTACATCTTATGTATCTTGAGCAAGTTAAAGAGGGTTGGTGGATATTTGGTAGCACAGAAGAAATTACAACATTTAAAGGTATCAGTGGTATTGTAATTACTACAGCAGATACACATTTTCTAGCAGCGATATCAGGATTTTATTTTGGTTCGGCAGCTACTCGCAGATGATAGATAAATTAATTACAGCAGCAATACCATTATTGTTGGCAATGTTAGGATATTTATTTACTAGCTTACTGACCATACATGATAGTGTTAACATACTTAATCAGAAGATGTCTATACTAGTGAATATGGACAATCAAATAATACCATCACCTGATAATGTTATTGAGCGCCAAAAGATTAAAGAAGATATAATGAAAGAGTTACTAAAAATAGACAAGAGATTATCAATCGTAGAGTGGAGAATAGATAATGACAGTAGAAAGAGCAGGTGAAAAATTCTCAGGATATAACAAACCAAAGAACTCACGTAAAGGTGGTAAAAAATTTGCTGTATTAGCTAAAGAGGGGGATAAGATTAAACTTATCAGATTCGGTGATGCTAATATGAAGATTAAAAAGAACATACCGTCAAGACGTAAATCATTTAGAGCAAGACACAAGTGTGATACTGCTAAATCTAAACTAACAGCTAGGTATTGGTCATGCAAAAAGTGGTAAAGAAAGAAACAAAGAAACAGAAACAAATAAAGAAATGGATTAAGTTTCAAGAAGAACTAAATAGAACTCACAAGACTAGAGTGGGTGTTTTGAAACCTAATTAAAGCTAGAAATAGCAGAGGTTTCATGCCATGATAAACTTAATTAAGTTCTTACTAAGTAAGGTAAGGACGAAATATCTGAGACCTGAGATATCAGTCTTAGAATTTATACTAATATTAGTTATGTCATATTACATCACTAGATGGCTATATGCTTAAACTAATAGGAGATAACTATGAGTGCAAACATCCCTTATACAAAGAGGGAAATGCAAATCATCAGGGCTATCCATGCCATAGAACCTAATGCTAGGTTCAGTATCAAAGACAGGATAAGAGGAAGACTTGACTATCAGTACGGTGGTGTAGTATTCTTTAATTGTCTACCAATAACTTGGGACGAGATAATGGATAAGATTGATGAGCAAGAAGAAAGAAGACCTTATTAGTAATCCACCCCACTACACAAAGGGGATAGAAACTACTAAGTATATACGGTCATGGGATATGGACTATGTTCGAGGTAACATCATCAAATATGTTACAAGATTTCCGTATAAGGGTACACCTGTGCAAGATTTAAAGAAAGCAAGATGGTACTTAGATTATTTAATAAATGAGGAAGAAAATAAATGACATACCAAATCAATAATAATGGTGGTAACTTCAGTAGAGTAGGAATCATACAAAGAGATGAGGATGGTAATGCGCTACAATGTCCTCATTGCGATTCAACTCATCTGATTAAAGCAGGTACATGTGGAACTCATAAGCAAAAGAAAAGATGGAAATGTCAATGCTGTAAAAAGAAAACAGTCAATCCTAAGATTGCAAAGAATTACGAATTAGAAGAAGCTCAGAATCTTGATTGGTCTACAGAAGAACTTATCAATGCAAGAACAGAAGTATTTAAAAGAAAAGAAGCAAGAGAAAAATCTGAAAAGTTTATCAATATAAAGATAGATGATAAGAAACCTATCGGATTATATATACAGGGAGACCCACACGTTGATGATGATGGATGTGATTGGGTATCATTAAGAAACCATATAGATATTGTTAATCAAACAGATGGTATGTATGCCTGTTCTGTTGGTGACTTGTCTAATAACTGGGCTAGACGTGGTAAGTTAGCAGGATTATGGGCAGACCAAACGACCAATGGGGAGCAACAGTGGGCGCTTGTAGAATGGTTAGTCAATGCAACACCTTATATCTTTATCGTTGCAGGAAACCATGATATGTGGGCTATGGAGGGAGACCCAATTAACTGGATGTGTAAACCTCTAAAGACTGTATACTCTAACCACAACGCAAGATTAAAAATCAAATTACCTAAACACGAAATCAAAGTAAATTGTTCTCATAACTTTAGAGGACATTCAATGTACAATACAGCACACGGTATTGTTAAACACGCATTGTTCAATGCAAGAGACCACTTACTTATAGCAGGTCATACTCATGTATCAGGTTATAGTCCTATCAAGGATGCTAACTCAGATAAGATTATGCACTGTGTACAGGTAGGTTCATATAAGAAGTACGACAACTTTGCCAAGCAACTTAATCTCCCATGTAAGATGATGTCAGCTTGTGCTGTTGCTGTATTTAATACTAACTTAACTGAAGACCACCCTGACTTCATCAAAGTATTTTGGGAAGTTGAGGAGGGCGCTGACTATCTTAATTATCTAAGGAACAAATAATGCAACCAATAATTACTTTCCTAAATTGGGAGGACGCAGTCACCCCAACACACGGGTGGACGAACATCAAAGAATTAAAACCTGAACTAGCTGACTGTGTATCACTCGGTTTAATAGTTGAGGAAAATGATAAAACTATAACTATAGTCTCTCACATATCAGGTGATAAAGAGGGAACAGATATAGATGGGAGTTTAGTATTGGACAAGTCATGGATTAAATTCAGACTTGATATACCAGTACCTGAACATCAAACGAACAAGCTCAAAGAGTGGCTATTAAAAAAGGTGGAAGAATGAGAGTAGCAGATGAGAAGAAAGAAAAACTATTTGTAGAATATTTTACAAGTGGAGATACACTGGCTAACGCAACCAAGTCAGCACAGAAAGCAGGATATAATAAGAACCCATCTCAAATGGGATACTATCTAAAAAGAAAATACGAAAAAGAAATCAGAAAGATTAACGAAGAAAGAATCACATCTGTATCAGGCAAGGCAATCAATGTACTTGAAGACCTATTACATTCAGACCAAGACTCAGTACGTCTTAACTGTGCTAAATTAATATTAGAATTGGGTAACTACTCATCACAAAATATTAATATCAACATGGAAGATAATAAACATAAGTCAGATGCTGAACTGATTGAGGAATTACAAGGACTTGTTGCTAAGATTCCTACCCTTGCACCTAAGTTATCAGCAATTCAGGATGCTACATCAGAGGAAAACATTGATAGCTCAGATAAGGTATCTACAGAGGACGACAATAGAGTTACTCACTAGTCGGTACTATTGATATAGGGAATTAGAATAAACGTGATAACGTCCATTCTAGCCCCCTATATTCTCCCAAGAGTAGTACATACCTGACACAAGAACAACAAAACCTATTGAATTAATAAATATGAGTGGATTATCTCTCGTCAGGATACCCGTTAACAACCAACCGAGTACCCCGACTGCCTGAACATAGAGATTAGCAGGGTAAATATTATACGAGGTGAGTATAATTCCTATAACTAAAACAACTGAACTGAACCACTTAAGTTTCTCTATCAATGTCATCCCACATTCCCTCTGACTTATCTAATGTACCAAGAACATACTCATCTATTGTAGCATTGTTATAAGTATCATTAGTATTGATTTCTTCTTCAGTCATTTCACTTAATCCTTTTATGGAATCTACATTGTCTGCCCAGTAAACACCACCGTAATTAATCTCTATATATTCACAACCATATGGGCTAGTACATTGGTCTACTAAATTAAATAATTCTCCAACACCTTTTGATTGATAGGTAAATATACCAACCAGTTGTTTATCATCTTTAATTCTTACTAATGCTGTTGTCATTACTCATCACCTATTTTACTTAGCGCACTTAACTCTATATCCCTAATCATGTTTAACATTTCCATATATGATTTCTTAAACTTCATAAACTTTTCTTTTTCTATTCCCATAAACTCAGGTCTATTATCATCATCATATATAAATTGTCCTGTCCCATCACAATGCATACACTTCTCTATCCTGTCTCCGTTTGATATTGTTCCTCTGCCTTGACATACAAAACAAGATTCATAAAAGATTTCACGAAATGCTAGGTAGATAAACATTCTCATAAAGAACTTCTCTCCTCTTAGCTCACTAGCTTTGTGGTTTTTCATAAAGATATCACAACATTCTATAAAGATGTCATCATATAAAGATGTTCTTGACTCATGACTATCTACATACTTAGCCATGAGTATATCGTATTCCCTGTTCTTAAGTTTACAAGTACCTAAGAAGTGTGATATATCTTCTGTTGTTATTGCGTCATGACTACGTGAACCCACTTCAAGATTCATTGACTTAGCGCACAACATAGATAGCATTTCAGCTTTCAAATATTTTCCACACCCTGTACTCGTTAGAGGACATTTGTTTAGTTACAATCTTAGCATCTTTATTTTTCAAACGAAACCTATTTGTGTAAGAATATTCTCTCATAGCTTGTGCAGTCCTCATACTATCTACAGCAAAAGAATCACCATGTTCCATAATATCTACAGTATCATAGTATTCTTCATACTTTTTTAGTACAGGTCTACCTGGTTCTCTAATAGGTATGTCTTTATCTATCTTGATTGTCATTGTTTTTTCTTGAATAATAATACTCCCTCATCTTTTGTAGTCTAGCTTGTCTTTGGTCTTCTGATTCACTAGACAACCTATCTTTTTTTCTGTTTAAGATATCATCTCTCTTTTTATAATACCTTTCCTTTGCGTAT